CCGGCCAGGATGTGCAGCAGCTGGTGGACGCGGCGAACAGGCCTGCGGAGGTGGCGCAACTCGATATCGCCAGGGCATGCGGAACGTGCCTTATGAAGCTGGCCTAACTTTTATTCTCTTTGTCACGGAGGTGACCTATGGCAGCACTACCGTCTGAGGTCAAAGCCTTCATTGTTCAGGCTCTCGCCTGTTACGAGAATCCTGCAAAAGTAATTGAGCTTGTAAAAGAAGAGTTCAAGGTAACGATTAGCCGCCAGCAGGTATCTGCTTACGATCCCTCGAATGCAATGGCAAAAAGCCTCAGCAAGAAATGGGTCGATTTATTCAATACCACTCGTGCCCGCTTCCAGAATGAAATATCCGACATCCCGATCGCGAATAAAGCGTACCGGCTACGTACTCTCGACCGCATGGCCACCAGCACGGAGAAAATGAAAAACTTTGCGCTTACGGCCCAGCTGATTGAGCAGGCGGCGAAAGAAGTAGGTGATGCGTATACAAACAGGCAGAAGGTTGAGCACACCAGCCCGGATGGCAGCATGACGCCGAAGCCGACGACAATCAGACTGGTGGGAGTTGAGCCAACTAATGGAAAGCCAGGTTGATCTCCAGATACCCGCTAAGCTGGTTCCCGTCTTTGCAACAGAAGGCATTCGTTATCGCGGTGCTTATGGTGGGCGTGGCTCCGCCAAGACGCGTACATTCGCATTGATGAGCGCGGTTAAAGCATACCAGGCGGCAGAGTCAGGCCTAAGCGGGGTAATCCTCTGCGCCCGTGAATTCATGAACTCGCTGGAAGAATCCTCTATGGAGGAGATCAAACAGGCTATTCGCTCGGTGCCGTGGCTTGATGACTACTTTGATATCGGCGAGAAGTATATCCGCACCAAAAATCGCAAGGTCGGATACGTATTTTGCGGCCTTCGCCATAACCTGGACAGCATCAAGTCTAAGGCGCGCATTCTTGTCGCCTGGGTAGATGAGGCCGAATCAGTTTCGGCTACAGCCTGGAAGAAACTGCGGCCGACCGTTCGTGAAAAAGGTTCTGAAATATGGGTGACATGGAACCCGGAAAAAGACGGTAGTTCCACAGACAAGCTGTTCAGAAAGAACCCTCCGCAAAGCTCCATGATCGTCGAAATGAACTATGGCGATAACCCATGGTTTCCTGAGGTGCTCGAAGAGGAACGGCAGGAAGATCTCAAAAATCTCGATTACGCCGATTATGCGTGGATCTGGGAAGGGGCTTACCTCGAAAACTCTGACAAGCAGGTTCTGGCGAATAAATACGTCGTCCAGAGCTTTGATGACAACCTGTGGCAAAAAGCAGAGCGCTTACTTTTCGGTGCCGACTTTGGTTTCGCCAAAGACCCGAACACCCTTATCCGGATGTTTATCCTCGACAGTAACCTCTACATCGAATATGAAGCCTACGGTACCGGCGTAGAGCTGGATGATATGTGGAAGTTTTACGCCGGAAAGGAAGGCGCGAAGCCTAAACAGCTTGAAGAGTGGAAGGTCACCGACGAAGCGAAATATCCCGGCATACCGGAGGCGCGGAAGTGGCCTATCAAGGGTGATAACTCCCGCCCAGAAACCATCAGTCACGTTAAAGGCCAGGGCTTCAATATCTCCGCTGCCCAGAAATGGCAGGGCAGTGTCGAGGATGGTATCGCCTGCCTTCGCGGCTTTAAGCAGATCATCATTCACCCTCGCTGCAAAGAAACAGCCAAAGAGGCCCGTCTCTATTCTTACAAAACTGACCGGATCACCGGAGAGGTTCTGCCGATCATTGAGGATAAGAACAACCACTGCTGGGATGGCATACGTTACGGCCTTGACGGGTATATCAAGCGAAAAGGACAAATGGCAGGAATGATGATCCCTAAAAGATTAATGCGTTAAGTTTTTACAGTTGAAACCTATTAATTACTCATCATAATGAAAACTCGGCACCGCAACGCGAGAACAAAATGAGTGATATTGATGATTTTCAGCGCCAATGGCTTACAAGCTTGAGTGACTTTGACCTTAAAGAATTAGCCGTTGAACTAAGGCTTATGGATGAAAGCTCCTCTCTTAAAGGATACTCAAAAGAGGAACGAGATGAATTGATTGGCGAAATTATTAGAGTCGAAGCTGAAAATGAGTCTTTTAGAGAGCAGGACGCTGCTGAGCAGGAACACTACTATCAGCAGAAATTAAACGATCGCTTTTCTGACTAGCATTTCTAATTTGTGAAAGGGTCGCTTCGGCGGCCTTTTTTATTGTCTGAATCCCACCAAACGGACCCCAGCATGAACAAAAACCTTCAACTGGCCGTCAACCACGCGTTGGCCGATGCCAGGCTTGCTCGCGCCCGTATGTTGGCGGCTAACCCGACAATGGGACTCGATGCTAAACGCAGCACGGCGTGGTGCGAGTACGGCTTCAAAGAGGAACTGACCTTTGAAGACCTCTACAGCCTGTACCGGCGCGGTGGAATCGCACACGGCGCAGTGCGCAAAATTATCGGCGCATGCTGGCTCAGCAACCCGGAGATCATTGAAGGCGAAAAGACCGATGAAACCCGCAAGGTAACTGCATGGGAGAGCAAGGCGAAAGCCGTCTTTACCCATCGCTTCTGGCGCGCTTTTGCTGATGCTGACCTGCGGCGGCTGGTGGGCCGCTATTCTGGCATCCTGTTGCATATTCGCGACGATAAAGACTGGAATCTGCCTGTAACGAAGGGGCGTGGGCTGGAAAAAGTCACCGTCGCCTGGGCGGGAGCGCTGGTGCCTTCTGCATGGGACACCGGGCTGAACTCCCGTACCTACGGACAGCCGAAAATGTGGCAGTACGTTGAGCGGCTCCCGAACGGCAGCACCCGACGCGTTGATGTGCACCCTGACCGCGTGTTTATCCTTGGCGATTACTCAGCAGACGCCATTGGCTTTCTGGAGGCAGCCTATAACGCTTTCGTCAGCCTGGAGAAAGTGGAGGGAGGTAGCGGTGAATCTTTCCTGAAAAACGCCGCGCGCCAGCTGAATATCAACTTCGACAGAGAAATCGAGTTCAGCAACCTCGCATCCATGTACGGCGTCAGCGTCGAAGAGCTGCAGGAAAAGTTTAACGAGGCCGCCGTTGAGGTCAACCGTGGCAACGATGCGCTGCTGACCACCCAGGGCGCAACGGTGACGCCGCTGGTGACCTCTGTCGCTGACCCTGGGCCAACCTACAACGTAAACCTTCAGACGGCAGCCGCCGCGCTGGATATTCCGACCAAAATCCTTGTGGGCATGCAGACAGGCGAGCGAGCCAGCACTGAAGATCAGCGCTACTTCAATGCACGCTGTCAGTCCCGGCGCGGCGATCTGTCGTTCGAAATAGAAGACGTGTGCGACAAGCTGGTGGCACTGGGCATTCTCGACGCGGTACCACAAAAGACGGTTATCTGGGATGACCTGAACGCCAGCTCCGGCGCTGAGAAGCTGGCATCCGCCAAGCTGATGGCCGACATCAACAGCGCTTCAGTAGCTACCGGCGAGCAGCCGTTCACGGGCGAGGAAATCCGCGTGGCCGCCGGGTATGAGGGTTCACCCGAACCGCTGGGAGAGGATGACGATGAAAAAGACGAAGAGGATAATAAAACCTCCGATTCTGCCCGGAAATCTTAGCGACCCGACAGGCGCTGACCGCCTCGAGCGCGGTGCGATGAATGAGTTTTCAAGGCGGATCAAGCGTATCGCAAAAGCCTACCAGAGCATCCTCGACCGCATACCCGCATCACCCGCTGTAAACCTTCGCTACACCTTTGACCTTAATACTTCGCTCCTCTCCATGCTGCTGGAGAACGCCTCCGCGCTGGTGGATGAGATCCTCTATGGCGGTAACGAGACGAATTTCTGGTTCTGGCGCGATTACGTTAACCAGGCATACCAGCGCGGCACGGCACAGGAGTTCGCCAGTCTGTCGCAGCAGTCAGCGGTATACGCCGCCGGACAGGAGAGCCTCCAGCAGCTGCTGCTGAGCGAACCCTATCAGCGTCGCATGCTGCTGGTGCGCACCCGTGTATTTGAGGAGATGAAAAACCTCAGCGCTCGGACGAAATCGGATATGGCGCGGATCCTGACCGACGGCATTGGACGGGGGCAAAACCCCCGTGATATTGCCAAACGGCTCACTGAGCAGACGGGGATGGAGATAAGTCGCGCAAAGCGTATCGCCCGGACCGAAATAACCACGGCTTTGCGCCGGGCCCGCTGGGATGAGTCGGACGAGGCCGAGGCCCAGTACGGCATCATGACGCGGCAGATGCACCTCTCCGCACTAAGCCCGACAACACGCCGTAAACACGCGCTACGCCATGCCCACCTTTACACCACCGAGGAGGTGCGGGACTGGTACAGCGTTGACGGTAACGCCATCAACTGCAAATGCACGCAGGTAGCGGTGCTGGTGGATGCCGACGGCAGGCCGCTTAACCCGAACGTCATCGACATGGCGAAGAAACGGCTTGAGAAGGCGCAGAAAGCCGGTCTTGTCGCCAACCATCTACACTGCGGCTGCGGGCATCACCACGCCGCATAACAGCGAGAAATCAGCATGCCCTCTCAGATTCATATCAACCATAAGGTCGATAACAAAGCCATTCGCCGCGAGACCTATAACGACCGTGAGCACGTGGTGATCCCGAGTTACACGCTCCCGGCCAACGTCATCATGAACGAGGAGTTCTATCCGGAGGCGGAGATCAGCGCTAACTACCGGACCCTGGAGGGCACGCTTGCCCCGCTGGGGCACCCGATGGTGGATGGCCAGTTCGTCTCCGCATTCTCTCCTGAGGGGCTGAACGTTGGCTTTATTGGCGCGTGGAACCGCAACGTCAGCCTGCAGGGCAACCGCGTTTATGCGGAAAAATGGATTGACGTGAACAAAGCCATGGAGTCCCCCGGCGGAGTGGAGCTGCTGCAGCGTATTGAGGCCATTGAGAAAGGCGAAACAACCGATCCTATCTGGTCCAGCGTCGCCGTTTTCCGTGAGCGCACCCCGGCACCCAAAGACCTGCAGGACCAGGGCGCGAAGTGGGTAGTGAAAATCCATGCCATCGATCACGACGCCATCCTGCTTCACGAGCTGCCCGCAGCAGGCCCGGAGAAAGGCGTCGGCCTGATGGTTAACGCTGACCTTGCGACGCCGCTTAAAGCAAACTCCGGCGCGCTGGTGGGCGAATCCTACCGTGAGCGCGAGCAGCGCCTCGACCGTGCGGCTAAGGCCCGGTTCGCGCCCGGTGAGAATGAATACGCCTGGGTCGCCGACTTCACTGACAGTCAGGTGGTCA